GCTGCTGCTGCTGCTGATGCTGCTGCTGCTGCTGCTGCTGATGCTGCTGCTGCTGCTGCTGCTGATGCTGCTGCTGCTGCTGCTGCTGCTGCCGCTGCTGCTGCTGGCCGCCCGTACTATTGGTGGCGTTATTCGGACAAATGGACTGAGTTCCAACGGGAACGCTTTATTACGAAATCCGAGAAATTTCTGGAGTTGCTGGCGGCGGCTCCGGCAGCAGAACCAGTCGCGGCTTAATCCAAACGTCCAGACTGCCCTCTATTCATGATTTTGCACGGCGCGATCAGTTTGAATAAACGCATTCGCAAGCACCCGGTTTGGAATCGGGAGCCGAAGTGTTATGCCGGGGCGTGGGCGGATTTGCTGCTGCTGGCGAATGACGCGCCGCGGACGGTTTTCCTGCATGGCGAGCCGGTGGAGTTGCTGCGCGGGCAACTGGCGTGGAGCAAGCAGCGCCTGGAGGAGGAATGGGGCCGGAGTGACGCGTGGGTGCGGGCGTTCCTGAATTTCTGCCAGGACAACACGATGATCACGGTCAAAAGTTCGAAACGCGGCACGATCATCACGATTCTCAATTACGACGCTTACAACATCCCGTTGGTATCAGACTCAGCGTCAGACTTGGTATCAGACTCAGCGTCAGACTTGGAACAGAAACAGGAAACAGGAAACGGGAATAAGGAAACAGGAATAGGGAAGGGTTCAACAACTCATTTTCGAAGTCCCTCCGGAGAGCAGAAAAAACATGCGGCGAGTGCGAGCCGCACGGGCCAAGGAGCGGCGACGTCGCCAGCGCAGGCGTTGTTCCTGGTGGACCGGGAGTTGGCGGAGGTGAATGAGAGCATTGGCGAGCTGGATGATTTGAACAAGCCGGTGCCGCGCGCGTTGCGCGAGCGGCGGAGGGATTTGGAAAAAAAACGCGCGAACATTTTGACGGGTGAACGTCCAAACGCATGAACGATGTAACCAGCGAATATTTGGGAGGACAGGCAAGCGTCAGCGACCAGCGCCGCGGCAAGCGGATTCGCAAGCCACAGCGGCGGTCGGATCCGGAGCGGTTGCCGCCGCAGGCGATGGAGGCGGAGCAGGCAGCGCTTTCGTGCATCCTGATTGAGCCGGCGAATTGGCTGGGGCGGAGTATTGAAAAATTTCGCGGCAAGGAGGTGTTCTACGATCTCAGACACCAGACGATTTACCGGGTGCTGCTCGAGATGCACGAGAAGCAGGAGGCGATTGATGTGATCCTGCTGAGCCAAAAACTCAAGGACAAGGGCGTGCTGGAGGAGGTGGGCGGCCTGGCCTATTTGTCACCGTTGCCGGATGTGGTGCCGAGCGCGGCGAATTTCGATTATTACGCGGACCAGGTGTGGGAAAAGTTTTTGTTGCGGGAGGCGGTGCGGTCCTTCCATGAGGGGATCGAGACGGTTCACACGTTCGACAAGGGGTCGGCGGAGGATTTGTTGCTGAAGGTGGAGGCGCAGATCAGCGCGTTGACGGAGGTGAACACGTCGATCGCGGAGGAGCACATCAAGGAGCCGCTGCGGCGGGTGATGCTGGAGTTGCAGGAGAATTCGTACCGGCGCGGGAGCACGCAGTTGCGCGGGCTGCCGACGGGGCCGGCGGGGAATTACCTGGACAAGGTGTTGCTGGGGATTCGCCCGACGTATTACGTGACGGTGGCGGGACGGCCGGGCAGCGGCAAGACGAGCCTGGCGATGAATTGGGTGGAATTCTGGTCGTGCGATTTTGAATGGTTCCAACCGTGCACGGAGGACGAGGCGAAAGCGGCGGTGAAGGAAGGGACAAAGGTTTTCCAGCATGAGGAAACGAAGCAATGGCACGTGCAGCGCAAAGGAATTCCGGTGTGCGTGTTCAGCATCGAGATGGACGGGGATTCGTTGACGGAACGGTTGCTGTTCGGACGCGCGGGGGTGACGACAAGCGAGTTCCGGCAGGGTTTTGCGGAAAAAGACGCGGACCAAAAACTGGTGAACGCGTTTTCCCGGCTGGCGAAGTCGAACATTTACATTGATGCGACGCCGGCGCAGACGATGGGACAGATCGCAGCGAAGGCGCGGCGGATGGTGAAGCAGTACGGGTTGAAAAACACGCCGCCGGAGGTGCCGGCGATGGTGTTTGTGCTGGATTACATCCAACTGGTGGAGGAGGAGGGCGGGAACGGGTTCGATCGCGTGAAGGAGATCACAAAAATTTCCCGGAAAATCATGTCGCTCAAGAAGCAGTTGAAGTGCCCGTGGATTGTGAATGCGCAGATGAACCGGAATATCGAGACGGCGGAGCGGGATCGCAAGCCGGTGTTGAGCGACCTGAAGGATTGCGGGGCGCTGGAGCAGGATTGCGATGTGGCGGTGTTCACGTATCGGACGCCGCGCAAGGAGCTGGAGCGCATTCCTGAGGGGCAGGCGTCGAGCCAGGAGGAGATTCTGGAGCACGTTTGCAAGGAATGGCCGTGGAGCCAGGTGCCGTATCGGGTGGACCTGGTGGTGCCGAAGAATCGGTTCGGTCCGACGGGCGATGCGCAGATGGTGTTTTGCAAGAATTTGTGCCGGTTCGAGGACTGGCATTTGTGGAAGGCGCGGCACGGCGTGGAGGGATTGAAGGCGGGGGAAAGCAAGCGGTTGGTGGATCCGCCGGACAATATTTAACCGCAGAGAACGCAAAGAGCGCAGAGAAAAACCAATAACCAAACAACCAACGGAGTGTGATGAATGAAAAAAGCAAAGAATAGTTCGGCGGCGGTCGTAGACGCGCCGCTACAAAATCAGGACTCGACGGAGTCTCGCCCCACCATGGGGGAGTTCAAGATGTTGCCGCGGGCGATGGTGCGGCCGGATCCGAATCAGCCGCGGAAGGTGTTTGATGAAACGAAGCTCGCGGAGCTGGCGGAGAGCATTCGGTTGAACGGAATTTTGTCGCCGCTGGTGGTGCAGAAGGTGCCGGCGAAGGTCAAGATTGAGGAGCCGGATTTGACGCACGACGATTGGCGGGTGATCGATGCCAAGGGCGAGGTGTTGTTCCAAGGAAACGAAGGGCCGTGCGAAATTTTTGCGGGCGAGGATGCCGAGGACTATTACCAGATCATTTTCGGGGAACGGCGCTGGCGCGCGGCGGAGCTGGCCGGATTGAGCGAGGTGCCGGTGATGGTGCGCGAATTGACGGAGCGCGAGGTGTTCCAGCAACAGTTCATCGAGAATAACCAGCGCGAAAATCTTTCGGCGCTCGAGGAGGCGAAGGCGTTCCAGGATCGCATTGCGCGGGAAAAGGAGACGGATCCGACGTTCAACGCCGATAAGCTGGCGGAGATTTTGGGGATTGCACGGGCGACGGTTTACAATCGGCTGACGTTGACGCGCTTGACGGCGCCGGTGATCGATGCGCTGCAGTCCGGGAAGATTCAAACGACGGTGGCGGGGTTGATCGCGATGATTCCGGACCCGGCGCAGCAGGAGAAGTTGCTGGCGAAACTCACGAATGAGGATGATTGGGAATTTCCGTTTTCGTTCCGCGACGTGGAGCGAATCATCGAGGACCGCTATTGCAAGCAGTTGAAGGATGCGCCGTTTGATTTGCACGCGGACAACCTGGTGGGGCTGCATGAGAAACTGGACGGCACGCCGTTGTACGGCGGCGCGTGCGCGACGTGCGTGATGCGATCGGGGAACATGCGCGAGGATTTTCCGCATATCAAGAACCTGAATGTGTGCACGAAGCCGGAGTGTTACGCGGAGAAGTGCAAGGTGCATTTTGCCGACGAAGCGGCCGAAGCGGAGCGCAAGGGCCAAAAGGTTTTGTCGGAAAAAGAATTCAAAAAGGTGAAGGGGCAATACGCCAGGAGCGGTGATTACAGCGGCGCGGAAGGGAGCTATTACAAAAGTTGGGACGAAATGCTGGGCAAGAAAATGCCGCCGGCCGTGGCGGTGCTGACGTCCGAGGGATTGAAACAGTTTTATCCGAAGGAGGAATTGATCGCGTTGGCGGAGGCGAAGGGCGAGACGTTTGGGACGTCGGTGAAACCGTTATCGAAGGAGCAGCGCGAGCAGGAGGAGGAGAAACGGAAACAGGCGGCGGCGCTGTTGGAGCGGCGGCAAGAGTTGGTGGTGGAGCTCGCGCCGGAGTTGCTGAAATGCCTGGGAAAGCTGAACGACAAGCTGGCGTGGGAATTGGCGGGCGAAATGGTGACGTCGTTGGATTGGCCACAGCGCGAGATGGAGGCCGCTCTGGTCGATAAGGCGAAGGGTTCGAGGGTGAAGGTTCTCGCGCGTTGTTTTGCCGATGGCGAGTGGTATCCGGTGCATCATTCCGGGGATTGGAACGACGCCAACGTGGAGTTCTGGAAGCGCGCGGGCGTGGATTTGGTGGCGGAGGAGCAGAAGCGGGTCCTGGCGGACGGCCACCAGGCGTTGCCGTTGAAGAAGGCGGAGGCAAAGCAGAAGGAGTTGCTGGCGGTGAAGAAAAACAAAAAGAAAACCAAAAAGAAATAAATCGACGGACGGCGCAGCGCGACCGTCCCTACTCAACATTGTTATGAATATTCATTTGAAATCTGCGGTGCAGCACCTGGATGCGCACATTGTGGAGGTGACGGATTTGCGGAATCGATTGGCGGGCAATCTGGGCGAGCCGGTCGGGGATGCGGTGCCGATTTCGTTGTTGAAGCAGCCGCCGGCGGTGCCGATGGATGCGGAACACGCGGGGGCGGCCGTGCCGGCGGGACGTCGGCGCTCCCAGGCTGATGGCCCGCGAAAGCAAAGTTCCAAATCTCGAGTTCCAAGTTCCAGGGGAGACGCGGGAGGTTTTAGCGCGATGAGTGAGGTGATGTTGAAGGCGGGGGCGAAATTGAATGAGCCGTTTGGGATGGCGGATTTGCGGGCCGAGTCGGGTTGCGAGACGAAGGAGGCGAGCAACGCGATCACGCGGTGGAAGTTGAACGGGATGATCAAGCAGGTGGAAAAGGGACGGTATCGGCGGTTGGCGGCGTTTGGGAAGGCGATGGGGGCGGGCGGGCGCGCGGGGGAAGTTTCGCGCGAGACGCACGAAACGACCCGCGAGACGCGGGTGCTACATCAGGAATCGGAGGTGGCTCGCCCCACCGAGAAACCCGCCGGCGGGACTCCTGGCGGAGCGCAGCCGGCGCTCCCAGGGCCGAAGCCGCCTGAAGGCGGAACTACGAACGAGAAGTTGACGCCGTATTCGGCGCGCGGGATTGCGGTGGGGCGGTCGCTGAAGGCGGTGTTCAGCATGACGGATTTGGCGGCGTTGCTGCCGCAGGGGTTGCCGAGCGCGTATTACTTCGTGGCACAGTGGCGGGCGAAGAATTGGATCCGCAAGGAGGATCATGATGTGTACCGGAAGGAAGCCAATTTTGGGGAGTAATTAAAAATTTCAAATTCAAAATTAAAAATGAATTCAGAAACGGGACATATTTTCAGCGGCGGGGAACAGGTGATGCGGGATCGGGCGCAGCAGCAGCTCGCCGAGGCGCAGAATTTGTTGAATGAACCGCTCGCGCGGGAGGATGTGCGCCAGGCGCTGAGGCGATCGCGCGCGGCGGTGGCGGCGTTGGAGTATTTGGACCGGATCGCGGCGGGGCAGCCGGCGCCGAGGAGGGATTGAAAATGAGTCCAGAGTCCACAGTCCAGAGTCCACAGTCGAATATGGAGACAGGCGGGACGCCTGTCCTACGGCTCGATGACATGGAGGCGGCGTTTAAGGGGCATCCGCTGTTGCCGTTGCCGCCCACGGAGGAGATTTTGCGGGATTTGGAGAATCCGGAAACGCAGGAGGCAACGATGCGGTTCCTGATCGATCGCGCGAAGCTGGTGCGGGCGGCGGAGGCGGATCCGCTGTATCACGGATTGCGGTTGCCGCAGTCCAGGCGTTTGGACGAACTGCTGTGCCAGTTCCAGGTGGTCTATGAATCGGGCGGGAAGCGCGCCGGGAAGACGCATGATGGCGTGGCGCGGTTTCTGCGCTCGTGCCTGGCGTATGGCGAGGCGACGCGGTGGGCGATGCAGGGCAATGATACGTCGAGCGTGGAGAATTTGCAGCGGCTGGTGTGGGAGTATCTGCCGGCGGAGATCAAGGCGCTCAACATGAAGGATGCGCGCAAAACGAACGTGGCGTATCGCATTCATTTCAAGCCGGACACGGGTTTTGATAAGTTGCTGATTTTGCCGAACGGGTGCCGGATTCATTTTCTGAATTACACGCAGGACCCGTTGAATTTTCAGGGTTGGAAATTGGGCAAGAAACTCGATGTGCCGTTGCAGGACGGGATTCCGGATATTGGCGCGTTGTTGGACGAGGATTGCCCGATGACGTGGTTTGAAAACATCCAGCTGCGGTGTTCGGATTTGAATTCGAAGATTCACTGGATGTATTCGCCGATGGAAGGCATCACGCCGACGATCAAGGAGCTGAAGGCGAATGCGAAGACGGTGGAGAGCGCGCCGGCGGAGTTGCTGGCGGAGCGCACGAATGTTCCCGGGTTGCCACGCGGAAACATGCCGTTGTTGCAGGTGGATGAAAAGAAATCGCTGGCGATTTTCTACCGGTTCACGGAGGGGAATCCGTACAGCAATTACGCGAAGCCGGGCGGCATTCGGTCGCTGTGCGTGGGGCGGAATGACCCGGATTACACGATGCGCAACGCCTACGGGTATTGCGAGGCGGTGCGCGGGCGGGTGTTTCCGTTGTTCGGCGAGTGGAACATCGTGGAGGAATCGGCGCTGCCGGCGGAGGGGACGAATTACCTGGTGACGGACCCGGCCGGCGCGCGGAATTGGTTCTCGCTGTGGGCGCGCGTGGCGCCGGGGAATCCGAACGAGGTTTACATTTACCGCGAATGGCCGTCGGAACAGGAGCTGGGGGAATGGGCGAAAACGAGCAACAATCCGCGGCGGTTGAATGGCGATCGCGGGCGGGCGCAGCCGACAATCGGCAATGGGCCGGAGGAGTATGTGAAGCTGTTTCTCGCGAAGGAACGGATTAGCGTACCGAGGATATCGAAGATGGGAGATGGGAGTTCGGGGGGGGCGATCTCCGATCTCCGATCTCCGATCTCCGATCGTGATCCGTACCGGCGCAGGTTGATTGAAAAACTTTGGGAGGAGTATGCGGAGAATCCGGGGGATTTGCCGGAGTCGATCCAGGAGGAGATTTATGAGCGGTTGATCGATCCGCGCGCGGCGGGGGCGAAGTCGGCGGCGCAAAAGGCGAGTGAGACGTTGCACACGAAGCTCAACAACCTCATGGCAGTCGCCATGAGAGGGTCGAGGGTCGAGGGTCGAGGGGGAATCAGTTTTCAACTCGCGCCGGGGTTGGATATTGCGGACGGGCTCTCGCGGATCAATGAGTGGTTGTATTTCAACCGGGACCAGGAGCGGTTGCGTCCGATCAATTCGCCGCGGCTGTATGTGTGCAAGTCGTGCCGGAATTTGATCTGGGCGATGAACAATTATTCGCTGCCGAACGACACGGAGAGCAGCGATGACGCGTGTGAGGATCCGATTGACGATTTGCGGTACCTGGCGACGCGGGGGATCCGGTATGTGTTGCCGGGCGGCAAAGTCAAAACCACGGGGGGCGGGACGTACTAACCACGAATGGACACGAAGGAACACGAATTTCATGAAAGACCAAGAACATCTACCGAAAGAACATTGTCCGAACTGTGACCACGATCTGGACGAACCGATTAACGATATCTGGAAAGATCCGAACGTTAAGGCGGCGCTGAGGGATGGCCGATCGGCGGACGATATCGCGGTACTGCGATGTCCAAATTGCAGCCGATGGAATTACTACAACCAGGGCAGTAGCTACTGGTGTCGATTTTGCAAAGAGCGTTGGTATTGCCGAGCCGAAGGAGAAGAGCGCCCAGAGTGTCAATATATCAACCTTGCCGAAGAAGGATTCACCAGCTTAGCGGACACGCTCACCGTTACGACGGACGGCTACGATAACCAAACCATTTAACCAATTATGCTGACTAAAGGCCGATGCAAGCATTGTTCTCACGAAGGACTGAAAATCAAATGCGCTCTTGGATTGGATCCAGAAGCAATAGCCAAAGCAGCAGCTAAAGCCGGAGAGGATTACAAAATGGGGCTGATATTGCGAATCCCGTGCGATTCGAAAGAACGGACTGCCGCGCTGTTTAATCGATCCGGCAAAATGAGCGATGGGCAGCGTGCTGCGATGGAGCAAAAAGCACATTGCGACAAATTTACCGAGCCGACAGAGGAGGAAATCGCTGCCGACGAAGCAGAGATGGACCGGCACATGCAACGAATGCAGTTGACGTTCGCTGTCATCGCTCGCGTAAAAAAGAAACACGACAAGTCCTGGAGCGGTGTTGAGAAATGTCCGGTGTGCGGCAATAAATTGCACCTCCAACTCAATGTTTTCTTCAGCGAGTATCAGGGGGAACACCAAAAACACCTTCACGGACGATGCGAAACTCAAGGCTGCGTCGCGTGGATGGAATAGCCATGTCCGACGCATTGAAATTGCGGGCGGAGAAGGTGACGCAGGAGGTGTTTGATTTGCTGCCGGCGCTGTTGACGGCGTTCCAGGTGAAGGCGGTGACGGGGCTCGATGACAAGGAATTGGCCGAGGCGGTGAAGTGCGGGCAGATCGCAACGTACCAACGTCCGCCCCGGCCGGAACGCAAACGGAGTTATAACAAATATACCAAAGCGAGCGTGGGGAAATTGGTGGGGTTTAAGATTTAGCCACAGATGACACAGATGAACGCAGATTAAAAACTACTATGAACTACGGTAAAATTGCATACGAAGCCTATTGTAAATCAAGAAACTGGAAGTCAATACGCGGCGAACCATTGCCACAATTCGAAGCCCAAGCGCCGGAAATCCAAAAGGCATGGCAGGAGGCCGGGCAAGCGGTTGCGGAACAAATCAGGATCGCCAGCGGGCCCGGTTAACTCTGTGTTCTCTGTGCCTCTGTGGCGGAAAACCCTTTACAAAACCGGTGAACAAGAGTAAGAGCAAAATCAATGCGCCTGTCCGCGGCGCGGGGAAAGGTATTTTATGAAACGAAGCGGACGATCCAAAAGTTCCAAGTTCCAAGTTCCAAGTTCCAAAGGGGCGAGCGCCACCACGGCCAACGGCTACGCCGGCGAGGATGTGCAGCGCGAAATCGGGCAATTCAATGATCCGGATTTGGGGCAGTTGCGGGAGGAATTTGAATACACACTCAATGAACGCGATTCGTCCGTCTTTTCGCGGTCGCTGCTGAATCACGACGCGCGGTATTGCGTTTGGCCGGGGCAATCGAGCGATGGGCGCAAGTGGACGCCGCGTTCGGGCGAGTCCGAGGTGTTCCCGTGGCCGGGCGCATCCGATGCGCGCGTGAACCTGGTGGACAAATACGTGAACAAGCACGCGGCGCTCCTGATGGTGATTTGGAACCGGATGAAGGTGACGGTCAATGCGACGGAGTCCAATGACGAGGCGTGGGCGAATCGCATGACGAATTTTCTGCGGTGGATGAAGTACACGCAGATGCGCGAGCAACGGTCGGAGACGACGTTGCTGTTGAATTATTTGCTGGAACGCGGCGCGGCGGTCAAAGGAACGTTTTGGTGCAAGCAACGGCAGTTGGCGTACGAGGAGCTCGATTTGGAAGGACTGGTGAATTTGAGTTTTCAGGCGGCGCAGGGCGGAGGGAACCAGGAGATGGGAGATGGGAGTTCGGAGGTCGATCCGCAATCGTTTCTGGATTTGCCGAAGATGGCGCTGGATGAACAGTTTGATTCGGAGTCGGTGGTGCTCCTGGGGGAATTGTTTCCGGAGGTGCCGTCCAAACGTTTGGGCACGGTGCTGAAGGATTTGCGGGCGGAGGGGTTTGCGCGATTTCCTCGGCCGGTCGTCACGATGAACCGGCCGCGGGTGGTGGCGTATTCGCCGAATGAGGACATTTTCATTTCGCCAGACGCGCGGTTTGGGTTCGAGGACGGCTCGGCGCACGTGGTGGAGGTGATGCGCGAGGCGAAGTTCCGCGCGTATGCCAAGGATTACGGTTGGGATCCGGAATGGGCGGATAAAATGGTGGAGACGCAGCGCGGGAATGTCTTCTTCGGCAGTCTCATGTTCAATCAACGGCTGAATCGCCAGGCGTCCTGGCTGGTGCCGTCGCGCGGGCAGTTGGACACGCGAAAGTTGTTCCTGGTGGTGCATAGTTATCGCCGGCTGGCGGATAGCGAGGGGGTGCCGGGCATTTTCTACACGGTGTGGAATCCGCATTTGGTGAGCGACGATCAAAACGGCGATTTGTACGGGAAACATGAGTTGCTGAATTACGATCACGGCAAAATGCCGTTCACGTTGTACCAGCGGGAGCATCGTTCGCGGAAGATTGATGACAGCCGCGGGTACGGGGAGATTGCGGCGACGTGGCAGAACCAGATCAAGGCGGAGTGGGATAACCGCATCGATCGCTCGAGCATCAGCACCTTGCCGCCGAGTCATTATCCGCCGGGGCAACAGCCGGACAAGTGGGGACCGGGCGTGCAGGTGCCGACGAGCAACCCGGAGGCGTACGGTTTCTTTGAGCCGACGGGCGATCCGGTGGGGAGCAAGGAAGTGGAGGAGAGCGTGCGGCAATTCTCCGATGAATATTTCGGCGATGCGATGGATCCGAAGAACGCGCCGGACACGCAGGCGTTGCGGCAGATGTTGGCGGACGATTTCATGGCGGCGGAAGCGGAGGCGGACACGCAGACGTTGCAATTGTGCCAGCAGTTCATGCCGGACGCGTTTTATTTTCGCGTGGTGGGCAGCGCGAAGGGGCAGCCGATTCACGCGACGCGCGAGGACATCCAGGGCGAGTTCGATTTGCAGGTGGGGTTTGCGGTCGAGGACCTGATTCCGGAGCAGAAGGCGGCCAAGTTGAAGTTCCTGGAGATGGCGCTTTCGATGGATGTGAGCGGGCAGATCGACCGGAGCGAGGCGCTGGTGGTGGCGTTCGAGACGGTGGATCCGAACCTGGGCGAGCGGTTGTTGAAGCCGGCGGAGAGCGCGAGCCTGGGTGAGGTGGAGGACGAGCAGACGGTGGCGTTGAAGTTGTTGCAGGGCCAGCCGGTGCCGGTGAAGCCGGGCCAGGCGTATCAGCTGCGGTTGCAGGCGCTGCAAAATTTCCTCCAGAACAGCGCGAGCGCGAAGGCGATGCTGTCGAAGAACCCGCAGGCGGTGCAGGCGGTGCAGCAGCGGGCGAAGGATTTGGGATTCCAGGTGCAACAGCAGCAGAACGCGGTGATTGGGAGAGGCGGGCCGGCGTTTATGCCCAGTACGAAGAAATAGCCACAGAGGCACAGAGGCACAGAGAAATGACTTCATTGAAAATTACTCATTTAGCATTGAGCATCTGAAATTCCGACCCCGAGCCCTCTGAGCCTCTGTGCCTCTGTGGCAAAAAATAACTTATGAAATTTGAGAAATTGCAGGAAACGGGACGGGGGATGGAGGAGGCGGAGATGGCGGCGAATTTGCGGTCGCTGGCGAGTGAGCCGCGGTTTGCGGCGGTGGTGGAGTTGATCCGCCGGCAGAAGGAGCTCGCGAGCGATGGGGCGGCGCAGTTGAAGTTCGCGGGGAATCACGGCTGCCTGGCGCACGCGGCCGGGGTGCGGTACGGGATGATTGAACTGGAGGGCAGAATCAAGGAGGCGTGCGAGGCGCCGAGGAAACGCGGACAGCAACCGCCGGAAAAGCCGGAGGAATAAGGAAGGCAGGAAGGCATGAACGGTGACGAAATTTTAATCTCAGGGTTGCAGTCCATCGGGCTGACGAGGGAACTGGCCGAGCGTTGCCTGGTTTTGCACGATGCCATTCTTTCAGTCATCGCGAAGCAGGAGCGCGGCTGTAAAACGGCGTTGCTCTACTGGCTCAATGACGACCCGTGGACGGCGGATAAGATCGTGGACACGATTTTGGAGGCGACTCCGCGGCAACTCTGCATCGCACTTTTGAAAGCAAAAGAAAAGTGGAAGGAATAATGCCGCGTGAACGCTGGATCACGATTGGGGAGGTGCAGTGGCCTTGGTTTGTGTTCGAGCGGTGTTCGGGGACGCCGGGCGGGTATTTGATGGTGTGGCGCGGGGACGTGGATCCAGTGTTTCAGCCGTGTGAATTTCGGCGCGCGGAACATCTCTGCTGGGCGATCGAGCGCAGGCTGCGCCTGGCCAAGCTGCAGTGGGTGGCGATGGCGTGCGCGGTTCCACGTGGAACAACATTTTCGGCGACGGTGCGCGTTTTGGTGAGCAGGATTGGCCACAGAGACACAGAGGCAGGGAACGAATAAGGAAAGCAGGAAGGAAGGAACAATTCCTGGATTCCTGAGTTCCTTATAAATTTTCTCCCAACCGAATATCGGGCCGAAGTTGTGTCAAGTTCCGTCAATTAGCGTCAAGTTCTGGAGGAGGGGGTTTACACCATTTTCGTTTTCGCGTTAGAAGCTCGCTTGCATAGCGAGTTTCTGTTGGCGCTCGCCGTCTCTGGGCAAGATGCCCAGAGCACATTCAAAACCAACTGCTGACCCTTGCGGTCAGTGTGAGCCACACGGGCAACACAAACGCATGAAAACAAACGGAACTATTGCAGAGCCGCCGGCAGCGTCCCAGCCAGGGAACCTGAACGTGCGGCAATTGGCCCAGTCGCTGATGCAGACCACTGCGGCGGCCAAAAAACCTGAAGACGGAAATCCAGAAGCCGACGCGGCGGAGTCCCACGAAGATCCGCCACCCAATGGGAAGCCGGCGGAGGAAACCGAACAAGAAAATTTGGAACAGAAGCAAACGGAGGGAGCAGAGACGGAAGCCGCGGCTGAACATGCTGACGCGGCGCCGGAAACTGAAGCCCCGGAGGCGGCTGGTACCGAAACTGAAACCGCAGAGAGCGCAGAGAACGCAGAGACGGAAAGGGCAGCAATGCCGGAGGAATTGCGGGACGCTATGGAACTCGCAAAGGGGGATGGCAAGAAGGGCGTGGCGCAGTTGCTCGGACGTGTGCACAAGCTGGTGGATGAACGCGATACACATCGCAACGCCAGATTGGCAGCCGAGGAGCAATTGGCGCAGGTGCGGGGGGAATTGCAGGAGGCCAGAAAAGCCGGCGTCCCGCCGGCGCTCCCAGGCCAGAGCGGCACGGTCCATCCGGCGGTGGCGCAAGTCGCGCAGGAGTTGGGGAATGTCGATCATTGGCTCGGATGGTGCGAGGCGAATCCCGAGGGCGGCGAGGTGCCGGACGGGAAGGGCGGCAAGGTGGAGTTGGACGCGAACGGCGTGAAACAGATGCGCACGTACATGGAACACGAGCGGCAGGAAGTCGTCGCGCGCAAGGTCCAGACGGAGCGCGAAGTGAAAGCCGAGTACGATCGCCAGTTCACCCAGCATCACGCGGCGGCACTCACGCATTATCCGGCGTTGAAGAATCCCAATTCGGCGGAAGCGCAGGAGATGGCGGCGGTGTTGAAGTTCTTCCCGCAATTGAAGGCGTCGCCCGACCATGAGCTGGCGATCGCGGACATGATGGCCGGCAAGGCGTTGCGATTGGCGAAAGCCAAAGCCAACGGCAACGGCGCCGCACCGCGCCGACCCGCACCTCCGCGTGAACCGACCAAAGTGGTGGCTGAGCCGCCGGCGAGCAGCGCCGCGCGCAAATCCGCCGAGAAAGCGGACAAAGACAAGGCGGATGCGCAGTTTCAGAAATCGGGGCGGATGTCGGACCTGGCGAAATCTTTCGTGGCCAGTCGGCGGGCAAGCCGAACGGGGACTTGAAACGGAAGCCGGCGAGACGCCGGCGCTCCCAGGTCTCCAAATGTTTGGACGGAAATTTGTTTTCATGAATGCCACAGTTTACAACCCCGGTACGACCGGGGGCAGACGGGAGGACCTGCGGAATGTTCTCACCATCCTCGAACCCGAGGATACGCCATTCACCAGCATGGTGCGCAAGGGGCCGGCGCCGAAATCCACGTTTGTGGAAACGCTCGGCGATACGCTCCGCGCGCCGAACCGGACCGGCACCAAGCCGGGCACGGACGCGAAACGCGGCGGCAACAAGGCCAGCAAACGCGCGCGCTTTGGTGTCTACATCGCCCGGAAAATGGAGGAGTTCGGCGTGGACGACGTCCAGCAGATCATCTCCGAGAAGGGCGGCCAGGCGGCGGTGGACAACGAATACGGTTACGCCAAGGCGAAGACGTTGCGCGAAATGAAGCGCGACATGGAGGCGGTGAACCTGGGCGACCAGG